GTGTGTGTGCATTGATTCGATTGGTCTGTTCTCTACTATAAGTAAGAATAATTTAAAAGAATCTACCTCATAACTTTTAGATGTGATAGCTAATGCTTTTTCAAATTGTGTAGGATTGTGTCTGCACTCTCCGTAATTTTCTACTAAGTAACTTTCTATTTGTTTTGCTTTCATAATTGTTTTGTTTTAATTAATAATTTCATTGCAAACATACAACTAATTTTTAAATAAACAACAACTTTTTTAAAAAAGAATTAAAAAACTTTAGCTTACTAGAGTAAAAAAATGTAAAAAAATTATTTGATATATGTCTTTCCTTTCAATAACATATTAATAATAGGTTGCGAAACCTCATATTTACGGGCTAATTGATTCTGACTTATGCCCCCTTGATTGTATTCCTTTCTTATTTCTTGGGCTTGTTCCAATGTAAACTTTCTTTTCGCATAGCCACCCCCTCTCATATCTTTTCTGTCGTATATATTAATGCTCATCTTTTAATTTTTTTATTCGTTCTTTTATATATATAAATATGTCTATTCCTTTTTTAGAATTAAAGCCATAAACATTGTTCTTTTCAATATAATCGCAAATTGATTGCAGTTCTTTTATTATTTCAGAATTATTTTTCATCTAGCAATTTGCTTATTTCAAATTTTAAATGATTAATTGCTTTGTTTATATCTTCAATATGTTTATCTTTGTCGTTCATTCCATTTTCTTTCTTCTTACCACAGCGTAAGAGGTATGTCGTTGCTGTGCCTATATTATACGATAGGTCAAAATTAGCAACGACTTTTCGTGCTTCATATCCATTTCTTCCGATATAGTAGCTAGGGATTCCCATATCCTGTGCTGAGGGCATACTATCCTTAAACCCAACAGGGTCAGCAGTTTCAACAGCAGTTTCAGCAGTTTCAGCAGTTTCAACAGCAGTTTCAGCAGCAGTTTCACACATTGAAAGTTTTTCTTTATTTTTTTCGCAAAAACAATTTTCTTCGCAATTCAAATTTCTTTTAAAATCGTAATAATATTTATTTTTCATCTTTAAAATTATCTGTGTTTAATAATGCAGCACCCACCTCAAATATTTTGTGAACAGCTTTTACCTCATCCCCATTAAATTCTTCTACATACTCTTTGTATGTTTCTGCTATAATCTTAGCTATCGCATCATCTAACAAAGGATTGACTACTTGGTCTAGTATTTTGTCGTTCTGCTTGTTAGTAATATCTATAATCTTTTTAGCTTTTTTCTTAGCTTTCTTTTCTTTTCGCTTCTTAGCGATAATTTTCATTGATTCACTCATAATTCGTTGTTAAAATATTTATCTATTATTTCTTTGCAATGGTCGAAACCCTTGCAGCATACCCCGTAGTACCCCCTGTCAGACACCCCCCCTATGAAAGCCCTCTGTTCTTTTGATGCGTAAGACTTCTTGTCCTTTTTAAGCTCTATAAACAATCCGAAATACTTATCGTTAGGCTCAAAGATTAACAGGTCGCTAACGCCCTTTAAAT